CCATGCTAGAGTCACATACATGGCGTGAAGTACACAAGTGGTTGAAGTTAACGAATGATAAATTTCAATACAATAGTGAAAGAGGTAAAAGACAAATGAAAAAATATTGGGAGGAAAAGAAAAATGAAACTTTCTAGACAACAAGAAAGAGTACTTGAATACTCTAAATCAAATGTAGTCCAAGATGTTAATGATGAATACTTTATGCACGGAAAGATTAATGCTTTAGATTCATGGAACAAATGCGGAGTCTATCGTTTGTCAGCAGTCATACATGAGTTAAGGAAAAAAGGAATTGATATCGTAACAAGAGATAAGAAAGTTAAGAATCAATTTGGTGAGTCATGTACAGTCGGTGAATATATTTTTGTGGGGGAAACATAATGCCTAAGAAAAGTATGGAAGAAGAAATAGAAGATAGCTTTATTGGTTTGGCAAACAACTTGCCACTATCAGATGTGATGAGGTTGATTGAAATTAATGCAGACAGAATTAAAATATTTCATTACGAACTTAGCACATTAGAGGATATAGATACTGTTGGTTTCAATGGTGCTTGTATTCAAATCAGTACTACACCACACATGGAGTAGTGTATAATAGTTATTTTAATCAACAGTCATAGGAGGAATTATGGCAGAGTACGACAATACCAATCGTGGTAGCATTTGGAAAAATGCAAAGAGAGAAACAGATAGACATCCACATCTAACTGGTACTGCTAATGTAGATGGTACTGAATACTGGGTATCAGCATGGGCTAAAGACAAAGGTGGCAATCCTAAAGCACCCGAACTTACCTTTAGCTTTAAGGCAAAAGATAATCAGCCAGTAACAGAAGCACCAGTCGCATCAACTCATGATGCAGAAGATGATTTGCCGTGGTAGGTAGACCGAAAAAAGAAGTCCGAAAGGCGAGAGGTAAAGCCTTTCGGATTTACACACTTGATGATGGTACAGAGTGGACTGTAGCATCAGCAATAAAAGCAATCAATAAAAGATGGCATGTAAATTCAACACCACATATGGTTAGGGCAAGATTAAATAAATCATCAGACCCAAAAGTTATATTTGCAAAGCCAGTACAAACAAAACCAAGAACTATATTAACTACTAAGGAAGAAGATATCGCAAGAAAGATGATGAACTTAGCACTCAAAAGCATATGAACAAAAAGACTAGGCGGTTAATGTGGCACTTACAACGAACAGGAGTTACTGATATGAAATATACATGCCCTTGTTGTGGACACACAGAAGAGATTACAACAGATAAAAAAGTTAAACCAACACAAGATGAAAGAGAAATGTTTGAAACATTCAGACTAAAGTATAGAGGTAAAAAGCGTGGGCTTGATACTGAACTCAATAACTTACTCAAACATAAAGACTGGAAGAAAGTAATACAAGAACTGTATGACAACAGTTATTATAAAGGTGAGGATGTCAGATACATTCCACACTTACAAACTTTTATTAATCAAAGAAGATGGGAAATGTTTGCAGACGAACCAGTCAAACAGAGTAACCCATATGGACAACAACACGATTGGAGGAAATCATGAAAGATACAATAGACGCACAACGCCAAGTGATAGGTGGCATCTTACTTGACGAGTCAGTACTTAGTCAAGTCTTATCAACTGGCATAACAGCTAAAGACTTTAGCTTAAACTTTGGTATTTTGTTTGATTACATTTTAGAAATGAGAGATGAGGGCGAACACATTGACGCACTACATCTAAGAAACTGGATAGATTTGCAAGGTAATCATAGTGGTGAGTGGACAGGCTTTCCATTTCTTTGTACTATGATGGAAGAGTGTGTTGGTGTAGCTAACATAGTAAGCTATGCAAATCACATTCGTAAGACAAGAATCAATAATGATATAGATGTGCTAAAAGTAGGCATCAACTATGAGAACTATCAAGCAACAGTAGATGAAATTCATAAACTAGAAGTTGCAAAAGCAGATGATGAAGAGGGCTCAATGGTCAATGTCATCAGCAAAACAGTAGACTACATAACAGACATGCACACAAATGGTACTGGATTGTCTACTGGATTTCAATCTATTGATAGCTTATTGGGAGGAATGAGAGGGGGTACATTGACTGTTCTTGCAGGCAGACCAAGCATGGGTAAGAGTACACTTGCACTTAACATAGCAGACAACATATCTAAACACAAAAATGTTTTGTTCTACTCATTAGAAATGCAACAAGTACAGTTGATGATGAAGATGGTAGCTTGTGAAACAGAAATTAATCTTAACAAAGTAGACAGGAACGAACTGTCAGAGTCAGAGAACACAAGATTCTATGACGCACTAGCAAAGTCTAATGAAAAGAACATGACAATATTAGATAAGGGCAACATAACAGTTGGTGATGTAGTGTCTAAAGCTAGACAAGTACATGGACAAACAGGATTAGATTGTATTGTCATTGACTACTTACAGATTATGAAGTACGACAAAGGCAGAGAGATATCAGAACTAGGTAACATAACTAGAGAACTAAAATATCTGTCTAAAGAACTAGACATACCCATAATTCTACTTTCTCAGTTGAGTCGTGGGGTAGAGCAGAGAGAAAACAAACGCCCTCTAATGAGTGATTTACGCTCGAGTGGTGAGATTGAGCAAGATGCAGACTGTATCATAATGGTATATCGTGATGAATATTACAACAAGGAAGAGTCAGATGATAAAGGTTTAGCCGAAATCATTGTTGCCAAGAATAGAATGGGGCAGATTGGTTGGGTTAAATGTAGATTTCAAGGTGAGTATTCTAAGTTTTCAGACGAGGAGTTAAACATTTATGACAAGTAAAATCACAAAATCAGCAAGGGGTATGCCTTGCCAAGTAAGATTAGAGGGGTGTATGCCCGAAAATGAAACAGTAGTTTATGCCCACATGAACGGAGGAGGCATGGGAACTAAGGTATCAGACTTGTTTGGGATGTATGCCTGTTGTAATTGTCATGACATTATAGATGGCAGACGACAGTTAGACCCACCAATAGATAGAGAGTGGCTTGAACTACAGGTAGCACGAGCAGTATTTAAAACACAAAAAATATTGTTGCGTGATAATCTAATTAAGTTATAATACTTCACGGGCATAGTTTTTTTTTACTTCATTTAGTGCTTCCAACTTTGAAGTCTATGCCCTTTTTAAATAACAGGAGTAAGATATGAAAGATATGATTGAACAAGTACTAGCCAACAAAAGCCTTACAGTATTTTTAGGTATCGTGATTGTTGCTTTGTTACTCGGTTGGGTTGGTGGCTAATATAGTACATGACAACATAACTAATCCCTCGCATTATACGAAAGGCGAGATAGAGCCTATCGACTTTATCATTTCCCAAGACATGAACTTCTGTATTGGGAACGCTATTAAGTATCTTGCGAGGTATCAGTATAAGCATGAAGGCGAGGGTCAAATACAAGACCTAAGAAAAGCCATGCAATATATTCAACTACAGATTGACAGTATGCTATAATGATTAGCAGAACCATACAGAAAGACAAACCAAAAGAAGCTGTATTTAAAAGTCTTGTACAAGATTACTTCCTTGAAAACCCAACAACACAAGAAGCTGTAGTAACCATACAAAAGTCTAAGCGTTCAGACGCACAGAACAGACTGTATTGGTATTGGGTTGACATCCTAGCTAAAGAAGTAGGCTATGCTAAAAATGAAATGCACTTAGTATTAGCAGATAAATTTCTACCTAAGATTGAATTTACAACAAAAGGTGGGAAACAAATTTCTCAGATACCCTCAACTAGAGAGTTAAACATTGAGGAATTTATAGATTACATTTGCGAGATTGAAATGTTTTCGGGTGAGTGGGGCATCAAGTTACCTCATAACCAAGATTATAAGATAGCAGTTTACAATGAGTATACATCAGCATGAAGCGTCAATAGATGAAATTAGAACAGGAATCCAAGACGCTTTAGAAGTAGCAAGAGAACAAGACGAGCCAAGAGATATGGAAATTAGATTCCTATTGTCCATAGCAATTGAAAGGCTAGAGTCTTTAAGATATGATTTATACTCAGAGATTTAACATAAATCCTGTACCTGCTAGTCGACCAAGAGTAAGTCGTTGGTCTACTTATTATCCTAAGAAGTACACTAAATTTAAAAATGACATGGCAGCACTAACAAGTGAGATGGAAACAACTCCCTCTGAAAAGTTAGTTAGTGTTGAGTTAGAGTTTGGAATCATGATACCAAAGTCATGGTCTAAAAAGAAAAGAGAAGGGTTAAACAACACATATTGTAGTAACAATTCAGATATTGATAACTACATTAAGGCAATACTAGACGCTTTAAATAATGTTGTTTATGTAGATGATAGACAGGTTGTAGAGATATTCGCAAAAAAAATATATAGTGATGAAGGCTACATACTTTATAAACACAAGGAGATTTATGGAAATATCGAGGGTAGAACTATGTGAGGCATTGGCAACAGATTACGCTTACAGGGCATCAGTACTTAGTATTAAGTTTGAAGAGGCTTATAACAAGTATTTGAAAAGATGTGAGATAAGAAGTTATGATAATTTGTTGCAGCAATTCCAACATGGCAATCTTTTAAACAGCAAATCTAAACCTCAAACCAAACTTAAATCTAACGAGTACATAATATCTGCACCATCAGATGATGACTGTGAAGATGGTGTGTGTAAACTTTAAATAGATTCTCTATACTGTTATATAATACTCATTATTTAATTGAGAAAAGTAATGAACGAAGCAACAGAACAAATAAACATCAAGATTAACAAAAGAGATTTAAAATTTATTGATGCAAAAGCAGAGAGATATGGAATCAGTCGCTCTTCTTTGCTTAAAATATTTGCTCTGAACGGTGAATTATCCGTAGCTAATTTAGATAGAGAAAAACTTAGATTACCAGTAACTTAATTTAGGAGGGGTAATCCTTACAATGAGTACATCATTGAGCACTATGACTCCCTCCATCTTTCATGAGGTTATAGTGCAAAAGTTAAAACTACAGTTGGTGTGGGTATGTACAATCAACAAGGCGAGGGTTCGCATAGACTCCTTTTGAGCAAGTTTGCCTGTACTTGTGCCAGAGAACAGGTGTTCTAATCGTACTTCCTAGACCTTTTTATTCTCTCGTTGTAGGAAGGGGCTTGATTGTTAGGGAAGAACCTGTCAAGTTTATCTAAGTATTCATCATACCAACGACCCCTCAACATTCCTGGTAGGAATGTATCATCATTTTCTGAGCCTTCAAAGCGTTCATACCATCTAGCAAACACATCTGATTGTTCACTAGGGCTACCATCTTCAAAGACTTTCCTGATTTTTTCCTGATTACCTGCACCTATAACATGCGGTGGGTCATCATCATATATGTTAGCGTACACAAACTTAGTCTGTGCATCTGCACTATCTTCTTGTTTCGTATCTTTTAAATAATCAAGGTAAGATGTAAGATGTCCACCAGTAAACTGGAACAAACCATATCCTTTGTTCTCTCTAGTAGTATCTTCTATCTGTCGAAAGTCAAAACTTCCACCAGTTTCTACATCTATATTACCCAGAAGAGCAGGAATTTCATCTGGTTCAAAACCTGCTCTGAGTAATGAGGCTCTTATTTCTTCTGCAGTCATGTTACCCAAGCAAGGCTTTAAGGTCAGCAGACATACGAGGCTGAGCAAAATCAACAAACTCTTCTTTATCTTCATCTTTGATTTCTTCATACTCTTGTGTTACTGGATTAAACACCATTGTTGGCTCATCTGGAACAAATGCAGGTTTAGTGCCATACATTTCCATAGCTTTATTATACCCTTCTTGTGTTTTCCAATAGTCATCCTTCTCGTCAACACTCATGTTGCCACCTTTGTCAGCTTTGAATCCCATGCTTCTATCTTCTATATCATCAGTCATAGCCATTCTTCTGTCTTGGTCTGGATTACCCATGTCAACTCGTCTTTTAGAATCTGCATCTTTTCTATAATCAAAGTCCATATCATGGAATGTTTCTTTTATTTTTTTATCAGCAGCATCATCTAATTCTTCTTTACTTTTGTTTATATTTACTTCTATAGGCTCAGCAATAATATCATAAGCATTACCAAATGCTTCTTGAAATTCTGGTGACATAATTAATGCTTCTCTTCCACCATCTACTGTAAGTGCTGCATCAGTCAAAATTCTTTTAGCTTTTGAAGAATTGTTTGATAACCTTTGTCCTCCAATGTCAGGCAAACCAATAAGTTTTAAACCATCTACAATTTCTTTTATTGATGGTTTTGCAACTTCGGGTTCTTCTGTAACCATACTACCATCAGCACCTCTATTACCTTGAAGTCCTATGCCAGATAGTAAAGCCATTTGCTCTGCTGTTGGTTCAGTACTAGCCATTTCATCAGCTTTAACTTGTTGGTCATCTGCTTTTATTGCAGCAATCTCAGCTTTTTTTTGCTCAATTTCTGCTTGTAGTTCTTTTAATCTTTCCTCATTGGGGTTCATCTTATTCTCCTATTTAATATAATCGACCTTCTGGTTTCTCTGGCTTGCCATATCTAGGGAATCCACCAAAGCCCATAACCGCCTTTTGAAACATTTTATAACCTACAGGGATATCATCTTCCACTATAGCCTCTTTAATTGGATTGACAGATATTGGTGTTATCTTATTTCCAAACCATTGTGCCCAATCTTTTGGGTCGCCTCTATCAAATGTCGGGCCTGTAATACTACCACCATGTTTTAGTGATATCCATTGTTTACCAAACATTATTTCCATAGCTGCTTTTGGTAATGACGCACCTTTGTTAAGTGCAGTATGCAATGGTGATTTTACCCAATGCATTGGCTCTGCAATCTGTTTTGACACAACCATTTCTTCACCATTTCCTAAGTCTAATCTACCTGTGTACCAAAAATCTTGTAAATTAAACTCTTTATCATCTTCTGCAAATATTTTATGGAGTATATATGCAAATGCAGAGGTAGATACACCTGCTCTAAACATATACCCCATATACATATTCCATTCACCTGCTTCTTTTGCAGTTAATTTTTGTCCTTTAGAAACTTTTGTAGCAAGATTTTTTGTCATCCCTGCCCACTTAAATCCAATGTTAATATTAGATATAGTCCAGTCTGGAGAAAGCAATAACCAGTTAGAAAGATTCTTTTTAGTTGGTGTAGCTGCTAGTGCAGCCCAATTATAAAATACTCCTTTAGGATTATTAGCATTTTGTATAGCTAATTGTTCCCACTCTAAACTTAATTTATTAAAGTTTTGTCCACCATAAGCATCATTTGCAAACTGTGCTGCAATTGGTGCAGCTTCTTCTGCTGTCATTTTTTTATGTTTAAAACCAAAACCTTTAGCATTACCTTCCATTAATCTTTGTTTCATAGTTAGATAAGTAAACATTTTAGAATGGTCATGTATTCCATCCCATGTTATTTTATCTATTGCATCTTGAAATTTACCTAATGGTTTTAATCTTTTATCTAAAAAGTTTTTAACAGTTTGATAACCTGCGTTAGTAAGTTCATTAGTTTTAGCATATCCAATACCTAATCTAGCGTCTACTATTTCTCTAAGCATTTTTGCATGTACAAAATCACCTTTTAAATCAACTAATTGTCCATCATGATTACGGACTTTTATAGGATTTCCATTTCTATCTCTAGTAATTGTGCTCAAATCATATTGTGCATCTAAAAATTCTTTAACAAATTTTCTTGTTTGTCTGCCTTGTTTAGTAAAAGCATGTGTTAGTCCACCTGCATATATGCCAGATAAAACAAGTGCTTGTGCATGAAATAATGATGCAGATAATACTACTCTTTTCATAGCATTGTTAAGTGTTGACGCTTTATGTGCAAATCCTCGACTACCTATACTTGGTGCATAATAATCTTCGATAGCTTTTTTAATTAAAGGATGTAATAATTTGCCTTTTAAAGCAGGCATTTCACTAATCCTGTAACCATTGTCTTTTGCTATTTGTGCATCAATTTTATTTGTAACATCTACTGCAATACCAATATATTTATTGCCATATCTATATCCAGTTTTTTCTAAATGTTGTACAATTTCTTTTCCTGCTAATACTTTTTGTAATGACTGTGTGTAACCTGCGAGAATTCTTACAGGGTCAGTAATTATATTTTGTTCTTTTGCAATATCTTCTATTGTTTTAAATATTTTTCTTTGTTTTCCAAACTCGAATTTTTTAGCTTTTCCTAATTCATTAAATGCACGATTAATTCTTTCCATAGATTTAGCATCTAACTCTTTGCCAAATATATGTGTTACATAATCAGTAATGTGTGAAGTATCTCTTAAAACACCTGCCTTGTTACCCATGCTCCAAAACTTTTCCATTGTATTATGAAAAGCAGTAGCAGCTTCTAAATATTCTTGTCCTTCTTTTTTAAGAATTAATTTCTTTTGACCTTTTTTACTAAAGTTTTCTAAATAGGTTAAGAATTTAAGGTTATCAGCTTCATCACTAATAATTTTTTGTATTAATCTACCAACATTTGTAGCATCTCTTTGCATTGACTCTTCAAGTCGTTTGCCTTTATCAGCTATTTTGTGTCCTACTAATTTCATTCTAGCTAAATCTGGATTAATACCTTTTAATACTGTACCTCTAGCTAATCCAAAAGTTATAGCAGCACCAAATGCCATCATTTCTTTATCTTCATCTGCTAAAACTGCACCTGCAACAGCACCTATTGCAGCAGCTTTTGCAATCTTACCTGCTGATGGCTTACCTGCTTTTGCATTAATGTCAACTTCTGGTAATATTTTTTCAAAGTCAGCCTCATTTTTTGGCAGTCCTTCAAAATCTGGCTCACTTCTATTCTTTTTAGCCAAATACATTTCTTCTGTAGCACCCCATTTTCTATCTAATTGTGGGTTATCTCTTGCAGTTTCACTTCTTACTTTCCATTTAGTAGGATTTTTTTGTGCAGTAATAGCTTCTGCATGGTGTCTAGCTGCTATACCTTTAGCTTCTTCAAATGTAAATAACTTACTACCATCTGGATTTTTTTGTTTCATTAACTCTTTAATAGAGTTATTAATTCTTTTATCTAATAATTTATTTAATTTATTTGTTTCAAAATCTATTTCTGCTTTACCTGCATTTTTATATCCTTTATTTGCTCTAAGTAAAACATCAACTGCCTCAGCTTTCCAATAGTTATATCTACCAGTATGTGTTAAACCATCTGGCAATATAGCATCTTCTGGTGTTGGTCTAAACTTTGGATTGTTTGGAGGTGATTGAGAACTATTGTTTGGCTTAACATCTGGATTTTGTTTATTAGCAGCTTGTGCTGCTCTTTGATTTAATCTTTCACTATGCCATTTTTTTTCTGCATTTTTTGAACCTACCCTGTCAACAAACCAACTATTAGAAGTAGATTTTGTAATAGCACCAAATGCAGTACCTAACAAGAAACCCATTGAAGCACCTTTCTTCAAATTTTCGGGGTCTATTTCACCTTTAAATGTTAAATCATGTAATGCTTCATAAACTCCACCATAAACAGAACCTTCTATA